GGAAATCTTTGGCAGTAGTGGATACGAAAATTATCTGTCCCTTGTGAGGACAGAAACTGACACTTATTACAGGTCATTGGCATGGGTTCACTAATGGGTTTCGTACCAGTTGTTGCCGATTTTTGCTTCACCATCTAATTCCACCTTTAGGTTAAAATGTTTACCTGCATCCTTGATTGCTTGGATGCTCAGTGCACCGACTAGCTCGGCTATATCTTCATCACACTCGTACTGATGTTCATCGTGGATGTTTGCCACGACCTGACACTTGTGCTTGAGGTTTTTCTCAACCAGAGACTTATCCATCTCCACCGCCCACTGCTTGCACACAGCACTCCCCGCTGCTTGTAGTAAAAGGTTAAGTGCAGAATGGGAGGATCGACAATGAAGCAAGCGTTTATCTAGGCCAACTAAGTATCCACGTTTAGCAGCCGCAGTGACTGCCTTGATCAGCCTGGCTAAAGCTGGGGTCTGATCCAAAAACTTAGTCTTCAGCTTCTGCCCTTCTTTAGGACCTTTGCCAATTACTGAGCCAATCTTGGAAGCCCCTGCCCCATATAAAAAGCTGTAAATAAATGATTTTGCTTGGCCACGTGAGCTTAGACCAGCATTTTTCATGTTCACAGTATGTATATCACCGTTGACCACCTCGTGACCATAGGCACCCCCGTCAAAACGAGAAACGAAATGCCCAAGCATTCTTAATTCGAGGCCGGAAACATCAACGCCCACTAGCTTCTTACCCTTGGGAACCATGTAGAGTTCACGGCATTCTTTACCGTAAGGTTTACCCACAGAGGGTGTCTGGGAAACATTAGGGTAATTATGCGTCATGCGCCCCGTGACAGCACCATTAGTATTAACAGAACCATGAATACGGCTGTCTGCTTCCACTAAGGTGAGCCAAGCTTTACTCCCCTCTCCCAACTGCCCAATACGTTTCTGAAGCATGAGAGATTTAGCAATCTGTTGTGCCTCAGGGTATGCGACGAGTTCTGAGAGGATAGCTTCGTCTACTTTTGCGCGACCATCAGGAGTGAACGCAGAAGGTCGCCATCCATATTTTGATGTTAACCTGTCTGCAATGTGAAGACGGCTGTTAGGATTGAACACGTTTAGCTTAACTACTGTGTAAGGACACCCAGCGGTTACGCTGTGCTTATCGGTGTTCTTGTAGTTAACAGTACGTTTCGGTGTCTTCACTTCGACAGCAGAATACCACGGGTCGAATATAGTCTGTAGGTCTGCCTCAATATTTGCACGTTCTACTTGAAGGTGCATCAAAAGTTTCTCGGCCTTAGCTACGTCAAATAGAAAACCATGACGCTGTTGCTCTGCAATAATCCATGCAACTTTATGTTCCAGATCAAGTGCAGTGACCGAATACTCCTTTGCTGAGATTACCGCCCACAACTTTAGAGTGACGGCTACATCCTGTTCGCAGTATTCCTGAAGCTCTGGGGACCACTCTGACCAATCAGTTGATTGACCGAATTCACCCTTCAGCACCCCTAGCCTTTTCCCCCAAGCCGCAAGAGCATGAGAACCGCGTTGCCGAGGCTCTAGCTTCCCTGCGGTTATTCTGGAACTATCCGTGTCACTTAGGTCGGTCCAGATAAGTCGGGTACAAACTAGGGTGTCGATTACCCTGTCACGATCAACGTGGAACTCAGGGTAAACCTTTTCCAATGCAGGGAAGTCATAACCAATACCGTTGTGAAAGATAAGCTTTTCAGCATCCATCATTCGGTCAAGACCTGCTTGGATATTATCTGGGCCGTATAAGAACACTTCTTTTGTGTCCACATCTTGGAGTACGATGCAGTGAACCTTCGTGATTGTGTCAAGAAGTCCATTGGACTCAATATCACCAACGTATGTGCTCATAACGGCCCCCTAATTAAAGTGTATATCGTGTGTATTTCTGTCCAGTTATTGGATGGAATTTGATGTTAGAAATGATTTCATTACCAAGTTCGCGGAGCTCTTGGATACGCTTGGGTAATGAGGATACAGAGTATTCAACCATCGCCTCTCGAACCGTGATCGATCCCGCTTTAATTAAGTGCTTCATAATTTTGTCGTGCTGAGTTTGTCCGGTCATGATTTTCCATCCTTGATGTTCGAGTTTCTGTGCTTCTTTGTTCCATAACGTGAACTCATCTGAGTATTGGTCTGGTTCTTGAGCGGCTAAGACACACAGTGCCTCGGCTTTCTCAAAGATTTCGTCAGTATTCATTGAACTCATCCTGTACGAATTCAGCTTCAGATAGACGGTTGGTGTCTTTGTTGAAGTAGAGTTTTGTAGCTATGCCCGTCAAACCACTGAAGCGATTCTTGATCACCCTTACAGTCACCTGATTGCATTCATCCTCAGATTGCTGGTTACGCTCCAACGCAATTACGGAGTCGGATAACTGTGCGATTGCAGCCGACCCCCTTAGTGAATTTAAATTTATGGTAAGACCTTCTTCGAACCCCTTGTTACCCTCAGGGCGCTTGAGGTGAGACACGAGGATCATACCGATACCTGTCTCCTCAACGAGTGACCTCAGTGATGTCATTAAAACGTCAATCGCTTTACGCTCATCACCGTTATCAATTCCAGAAACAGCAATACTGAGGTGATCTAAAATAACCCAACCAACATCACATCCCTTCGCAAGATACCTGATTTTATCTAAGAGGTTGGAGGCCAATAGACTGCCCCAATGATCGTACATATAGACGCGACCACTCCCAACAGTTTCAAGAAAGGCAACACGTAGTTCAGCCTCAGACACTCCATCTTGGGATATGTGTAGTGGTTTGTTTACAGCTAGACCCATCAGGCCCAAGGCTGTGCGCTTCACAGATTCTTCGAGTGCAACGTAACCTATAGTCTCACCTTGCTTAATCAGGTGATATGCTATCTCGCGGCATACCTGACTTTTGCCCACGCCGCTCCCTGCGGTAAGTGTAACTAGCTCACCACGCCTTAGTCCGTGGGTTAGAGTGTTAAGACCCTCGAAAGGCCAAGGGATACTTTTGTGATTATCTTCAGCTATGATGTCATCCCAGATGTCTTGGCCTTGGATGATCCCATCGGGGCGATAGGGTTTAGCTTCCCAGAAAGCGGTGATGATCTCCGCCGCCCTACCTGCCATCATCAATTCAGATGGGTCTTTAGCAGGGAGTTCAGCAATGTACGCTTGTGAGGGTTTTAGTAACTGTGCGATCTCCAGCGCGGCTTTACGCCCCGCCTCATCACTGTCCATCATGATGACTACTTTTTGATAGCTAGATACGAACTCAAGCTCTGCCTTGATTGCTTTTACAGCACCAGCGGCCCCTTTGGGAATCGACACACAGGGCCACTTATTATCTTTAGACATTGCTTGGGAAACAGTGAGGCAATCAATTTCGCCCTCTGTTATTACGAGTGTCTTACCACCCACACGAAACAAGTGCTGACCAAAGAGGCCGCACTCTTTCGCATTACCCACCATCAGGAAGTCCTTGTGTGGGAAACGTATCTTCTGGGCAATGATCTGCCCGTTACGCTTATAGTTAGCGACCTGAACCGTGTGGCCTTTGTAGGTGGACGTAGAGTAACCAAACTTACGAGCGGTTTCCTCAGTGATCCTACGTTTTACCAATGGGAGGAATTCACCCACAGGGATCAGGTCTGGGTTTAGCTTTGCCACAACAACAGAACGTACATCGCCACCAGAGGAACGAACCTGACACGAGAAGCAGAAAGAGTGGCCGTCTGAATACTCAGCGTTTGCATCGGAGGACCCGCAGCTATCGCAGGGGCCATGTCCAATCAAAGAACTTTCTTCATGAGTATCCATGACAACTCCTATCTGTAGGGTGTGAGGTCAAGCGCGGGGCCAGTGGTCCGTTGCTTGCGTACTTCCTTCCGACCCAAGACCTGAAGGTTTGGATTGGAATTTCTAGACAAGGTGATTAATTGTTTTAGTGCCTGTTTTTGGGCATCTGTGAAGTTGTCTTCCGCTTCACCTTCGATGTTCTTTCCGCCCACCAGACATACAGTCACGCTCTGGTAATCCAGCACACCAGTGAGAGGCGACACCCTGTCGAGTGTACGCCCCTCCTGAACCTCACCATCACGGGTAATGACGTAATGATATCGGCACCCATAGAAGCCCTTAGAGCGGTCACGGTTGTCTTGATTGGTTGCCCCAATATCAATGTGAGGTGTAGTGCCGGAATGATCGATGATCATGTAGAGCGTTTCATCACGCTTCTTATTATTTTTGTACATACGTTCACTCCCATAACCATTCGTCTGGGACAGAACCGTCTGCATACTGGTAGTTATGTTTCTCACACCACATGGAGTAAGTTGTATTAGATTGTTTGCTTAGACGTTGACGGGAGTTTGAAAATACAAACCTGATATCAACATTGGGGTGTTGGTCTTTTACAAGTAAATGTTTCTGACGGTCAGATGTAAGAAATCGGCCTTTGGATTCAATAACCAAGGGCCGCTCTTTTACTGTACCATCAGGACGTTTTTGAATTATGAAGTCGGGCGTGTACTTACTTTGACGCGCAGGTTTATTATATGAAATAACCTCTTGCTCATATGTGTAAGTACACCCTGCATCTTCTAACTCTTTGGATATCCGTTCTTCTAATCCTGAACGGAAACCATACTTTAGACCAACCTCTTTAGAAGTCTTCGTAGGACTCTTCTTGGGTTGTTTCATTAGTGTCCCCGAATGTGTAATGGGTTTCTTCTGCTTGGAAACCTTCTTGCGCTTGAAAGCCAAAGCCTTCAGCATTGCTGCCTGATCTCTCAACTAAATTGATGATCTGTACTGCCATTGGTTGGAGGCTTACGCCCTTCTTACCTGCCGTTGACCACGCATAGACCGAAGCCGAAACGTAGAGCTCTGAGCCGCCATAAGGGTCTAGGTTCACAGGGTTCATCTTTGCATCGAACTGCTTTGGTCGGCGGTCCCAAAGCGCACCATCTCGCCGCTGAACATTCTTGACTGCACACTTAAAGATGACATTGCCTGTCTCCTCGCCCGTGTCTGCATCGACCTCCATCTTCCACATGGTGTTGTCGGTCTTGGAGGGTGGTTTACCTGTATGTTCTTTGAAGATACTGGTGAGTTTATCAATTGTGCTGGAAGCTTCCTTTAGAGGAACACTGACGTTGCACTTGTACTGACCAAGTTCATGAAACTTAGTGTCTGCGATCTTTAGTGAAGGGTAGATTGCTCGACCCAAGGGTAGTGAGATATTAATATCTGCCATTTGAATACATTCCTTCTATTCGTTCAACTATTTCAAAAAGACCTGTCATCTGTGTCCAAGACAGACTGATGTGATCCTCGAAACCTTCGTAATCTTGCTGGGTTATGTGAAAACCTTCAGTGTCCACGATGACTGTGACGGGCATGTTCTCCCCATCGTTCAGCTCAAAACAGTTATGAGTGAATATGAACTCACTCAAAGTCGTATTCCTCAAGCCTCCGTAATGCTTGTGCTTGAGTAAGGTTGTGGCCAATGACGATACCACCGACAACCACTGTGTATTTACCGTTCTTCAGATAGATATTTGCCATGTTAAACCTCGCGCTTTCTAGTAAGGGTGATTAACCCCTACAGTAACTGTTACGTTATCGTAAGTATTAACTAAAGAAGAACTCACTATCCAGCACCTCAGAAATATCCAAGTCACCGAGGGCAGGTAATGCGGGTATGTTTTTTCGAGACTTCTCAGGGATGAGAGGCATAACCTCATCCAAGAATTTCTGAAGTACACCCCCATCCTTATACATCTCGTAGAAAGATGGCTTGATGCACTCGTGGAGGAAATAATCCATGTCAGCAGCGTGAACCCCGAAACTATCGTGGATCATGCAAAAAGACATTCCCCCTGCCCCATCCGCAGTATCACCCCTAGAAAGAGCCTTATTTATCGTAAGCTGGAGGTGCGCCGCATCCATTGAGTGAATATAATTTGGTGACAGAGATTGTGCATTTTTATTTGAATCCAGCACCTTGCTGTCAGTTAAGAACTCCACCTTTAACATCCGGCCATCGATCATTGTCTGCACTGAGTGACGATCCATACTGTACTTAGCTTGCTGCACAACAAACCCTGTAGGTGTAGACCACATGAACGGTAGAGGGTTCTCGTTCTTTGTCACCAAACGAGCAATCTTAGTGATCCAATCCATAGCATCCCGTGCAGCCACAACAGTCATGGAGATAGCATCCCAGACCTTCCGAGCCACGTATGGGACCAACCGATATGAAATGTCATCCTCCTTCATAGGCATGGCTACACCCTCATCACGTAGTTCATCATAGTGCTCTTGAACGTAGCGCATACACGCCTTGAACGTGCCTGAGTATGGCACGATCATCACTGGCCTCTTGGTTAGCTTTCGATCAATCTTGAGTTCTAATGCAGCATGAGCAAGGGTCCCCTTCGCCACGTATGGGACCAACCGATATGAAATGTCATCCTCCTTCATAGGCATGGCTACACCCTCATCACGTAGTTCATCATAGTGCTCTTGAACGTAGCGCATACACGCCTTGAACGTGCCTGAGTATGGCACGATCATCACTGGCCTCTTGGTTAGCTTTCGATCAATCTTGAGTTCTAATGCAGCACGAGCAAGGGTCCCCTTATCTTTGCAATTCAATTCGGCAACGATTGCAGCCTTAGCTAAGTTAGCTACTGCACCATAAATATCCTGCCGTTCTGGATGGCCCGTCAGGTTCACGTTAAACCCGCCCTTACGATCAAGTAACAATGCACTAAAATGCTGCAAGCCAGAGCAAGTTGCATCGAAATTGATAGGCAAGTGAGAAAGATAACCAACACCGTGATCGTTCAACTCGCGCCACTCCAAGCAGAACCGCAAGAACTCAAACGGGCTATCTGCATCGATCCAGCGGCGGTCTTCCTTCCAGTTAGCTGCGATCTGAACAAACATGTCCTCATTATCCCAGACCCACTGGATGCGCTCAACCAGCGGCAGCTTGTCGTGCCCCCAAGCATTAGCCCCAACGATAGCAATGTACTCCACCTGTTCTGTGGTTTCGACAGCCTTACCCTCGCTGAACTCTAACAAGCTTCGAGTGTATGCCGGACCTTGTGGGTTGAGGTAGTGGGGCTTTGGATATGCCCTACCACGTGAGCAAAGATCGTGCGGGAAATAGAGCTCATCAAAGTCCTTGAACTTCTCCGCAAGGTGCATGACCTGAAGTAGTGCAAGGCGTTTGCTGACAAACTTACGATTCTGATTGTGGATACGAGCACACGCTGCACTGTTCTGTTTTCGGGCCTTATCATCAGTTATGTCATGGATTATCGGCGGTAAGGGTAGGTCGTTGGCTGGTGGTAGTTTGTCTACCTGTAAGCTCAGTGTGTACGTGTATCGTAAAGCTTCCAGCATCTCAGTGTTCACCCGCCAAGGGGTCTCCTGAAGGGCGTTGACAGCCTTTAGGGTAATCGAGATGTCAGTGTTCTCCATCTCTGACAGGTAGTTCATCTTCGCCCGTTTGATCAGCTTGTAGGGTTGGACGTTGTTGGTCTTGTAGGCTGACCCCACCAAACAGTCATTCTTCCAAGCGTTCGGTTTGACCACCATAGGGTAGAAGATAGGAAACATGTGCTCACACCGTTCAAGTCGATCCTTCAGCATCTCCAGCATCGCGGGGGTTGCCTGTACGATAGCCCTACGCTTACCGTTTCCTTGTCGGATTTCCGCGAGGTCAACCATCCCCGTGACATCCCTGAATATCTCTAAGAGCCTCATGCCGAGATGAACACGGTTCTTGGTGTGCCAGTTGTCGGCCACCCAATCGATCTGCCTCCTTGTAAACTCCTTACGATAGACATCCTTACGACGCTGACGTGGGAGATTGCGGGTATCGCAGTCTTTCATGATCCTGCGAAACATCATCTTATAGTTCTTGTTAAACCAGCGCAGTCGCAGTTCATCATGCACTGCATTGGTTGAGGTAAGCACGACACCTGTACGTGATGCAGTACCTGCCTTGTTCTGTAACATGGGAACGGCGTTGATCACGGACTTAGCAAAGATGTATGCCATTGCATCGGTGTCATCAAACTCACGCACCATAAGAGCCGCAGTTGAACGGCGACCACCAGAGCCACTAAGGGCCTCTGTAGCCCATGCGGTGATGGCATCACTGAAGGGCTGGATCACTGATCGGAGAATCGTTTGACCCGCAGTGCTGTCCCCGAAAAACTTCTTTTCAAGGGCCTTGTCATGGCGGGTGTGAAACCGTGTTATTGCAGCACCGCGCATTTCTTGTTCGAGTTCGTGCTGAATATCTATAAGCTCTCTTGTGTACATAGATAATCTCCATTTTGGGGTGTCTAGTAAGGGTGATTAATTACGCTACAGGTGTGATCCACTATCTGCCTGTCTATTACGCTAGCGTAAGTATTGATTTGTAAGGAAAATATGACTGTTTGATATTACGCTAACGTAACTATTAGTCCAACTGGTGTTTTATTTATCCAACTGGCGGTTGGAATGTGCTACGCACGTTGGGGTAAGTCTCCTGTTAATTCAGTGACTTACCCCTAATTTTTTATTGAATTCATGTCACTGTGTCACAACTGTGTCACAATAAATCAGACAAGCTATAAATGTCTTCAGGTGCCAATTTTGCATAGCCCAAAGTGGTTTCGATGTTGGAATGGCCCATCCATGTTTTAACACGTAGGATATCAGCACCTCGTTGAACCAATCTGGAAGCACATGTGTGCCTGAACGTGTAAACCACAACAGCCTTGAACCCTAGATTATTGGATTTATTAGCAACATAATCTCTGAACGCCACATAGTTGATACCATCAAAGGGCCGTGAATGTCCTTCCTCTCGTGACCACTCAAGAGCCTCAAGGGCGCGTTGCGTAAGAGGGATCGTGCGCGGTGTGTTGGTCTTGGTCTTCCAAAGGGTGATTAGGGTGCGCCCGTCCTTACTCTTGGATACGTCATTCCACTCGAAAGGCTGGGAGATCACTGCAACGGTAGGCACGACCTCAGAGGGGCGGCACCCAGTGTCGATAAGGAATGTTGATAGCATCCGATAGTCAGTGATCTCAAGGGCACTCAGGAGGGCTGTTTCTTCCTCCACGGTTAAGTAGCGTATTCGAGATTGCCCCTTTTTAAAGGTAGGCCATTCGATGGTGTCACTCAAATGAACGTCACCCATGACATGACTGTGCTTTAATAGGGTTTTGACCCTTGTCAGGTTGCCCTTAATCGTGATGTCTACTACCCCCTCGCGCTTACGCTTCTCAACAAAGCGGATCACTTCCTTTGTCGTAAGCTTTAGGGGATCGGAAGGGAGCAAACGCATTGCGTGGCGGATGTCTGTCTCAATCATCTTGGGGCGCTGATTAGGCCAAAGATAAGCGCCATACCTCTCAGCTAAAGACCTGTACGTAACTGTCCCCCTATCGTTAGTATTGGGTACAGGTAAGCCAGCCTTGATTGCTTCTCTGGCTTTCCCTTCCCAGAACTGCGCGGCCTCTAGGGTATCAAAGGTTTCCCTATGGTATTTACCCCCCTTGGGTTCCTTTATACGCGCTTGAAATTTACTACCTCTGGTTGCAACGCTCATTTGATTGCCTCACTCAGTTTGGCCATGAACTCTTGGCCCTTACGGTTGTACTGTATGATATTAGCGCGGCGATCATCAGGGTCTGGTATAGACACCAACATGTCATGGCCCTTAACTCTTGGTGCTTTGAAGTCAGACCAATAAAGGGTAGATCGTGATGCGGTTGCCCCCGTCATGCCTAGACGCTCCTCAACGATAGAACGGTTGCCGCTATTGTTCTCAATGTCGGCGTAATAAAGCAACGTCAGCATGGAGGGTAGAGAAATTGTCGGGTCCACCTTTTGGAACTCCTCCAATACCGCTATAATTTTGCGAATGTTATTGTTATCATGTTTCATAGTTCGCCCACCTCTCAGGGCCAATTACTAATATTGAGGCTTAAACACAAGGTTTAAAGACCACAATCTCGTAACGTAACGATCTATCTGATCATTCTGTTTCATTTCTAGGCAATCAGTCAAGAGAAAAAGGGTTGATTGCCATTCGGCATCTGAAGATATCACATAATCAGTCCAATCGTGCTGCCCCTGCCAAAGCGGGGGAAGACCTAGTTTTTCTAGGTCCACGCTGGGTACCTGTTTGCTGACTGTGTTCATCAAGATGTGAAAAGTTGTTACTGCTATCATCTGCTTTCTTTCTTCTTTATTTTTATTGTAGGCTTGTTCTTTTTCCTAGCATTAGCTGTTGCAGCCTCCTCCCATACTTTAGGGAAGATCGTTCAACTATGTTCACCTACTTTCTGTATTCCGTATAAAAATACCAAACCGTTACCGCTATCATTACGAAAAGGTAAGGGTCCCGCAACATATATTTTATCAATTGGTCAAAGGGTGACATGATGATTATCCCACCTTGCGACCTCTCGATATTCCAAAACGAGATCATTGTTTGCGTGGTTGAACTCAGGGTCATCAAATTCAAGGTGCATTATCTCTTGGCGCTGTTGGTTTATAAAGTGATCTATAGGTTGCGCGGGAAGGGTACTGGTGCTCATGACTGTTCCTCCTCTACATAAGAATAGTTAAAATCACAGCCGTCTAATATCTCCCCACGAAAAGGTAAGGGTCCCGCAACATATATTT